ACCCAGATAGGTTATTTATACTACTTTTTAAAGCTGTGTGCAAGTATTTAAAGGAAAAACCCCGCCTTTTGAGCGGGGTCCAAACTTCTTTACGTTTGCGTAAAACTACGGATTAATAAGAACCGTAGATACCTAGTGGGTCAGAGTAACCAAAGCTGTAACGCTCACGAGACTTGTAGCGTACGTTTCCAGTATCAAAATCACCATCCATTGAATTTTGTAGCGGGGTACGCTCAAAATGCTTAAGACCGTTAGGTACATCAGTTGTCAAGAACCATGCATTGGTAGCAGTCAAGAAGTGGTTAATTGTGTAACCTTCTGGAATGGAACCATTGTTTTTAATAGCGTTGACGTCGTTATTGTTTGTACCAACACGGAGTTCTGTTTCGAGCAAACGAGTTGCAACGAATTGGAGTGCAGGTGGAACAACCAATTTACGTGGTTTTGCAGCGATCAAAAGGCCACGCTCATCAGTCCAAGCAGCAATTTGAATAACAGCATTTTCAAGTGCAGTTTCGTTCAAGTCAGCAGGGGTTGATGGAGTGTTACCGTTTGTACCGCCGTTTACCAATGGGTGAGCAGTGCTGAACAAAGTCTGGCCATCACCACCAACGAAGGCGGAGTTAAAACCATTATTTAATACAGCAGCAGCTTTAACCTGTTTGGTATAAGCCATAGCACGAGCTAGACCTTTGGTATAGCGAGCTGATAAAGAATCGTACAAGTTATCTTCGATTGCTTCTTCAGTTAAGCTAAAGCCAAGGGCAATAGTTTCGTGGTTGTAGCGAGCTGTCCAAGCTTCTTGCGCATTGTCATAAGCAATGGCAGAGCCTTCATTCTTAACCGGGGCGGCTGAGAATCCAGACAGTTTTGTTTCTTCTTCGAAAGAACGCTCAGAGGTCTCTGTTTCGTAGATCTCTTTGTGCTCTTCGCCATAGCGTGCATACTCTAAACCGAACAATGCGTTCAATCCAGGAAGCAACTCTTTCAGTAGTTGTGCGCGTGAAATAGCCATTTATAGCTCCTTAATTAAACTGCAGTAGCAGAATAGTAACCGTGATAACCGAAGTTAAATTTCACGAGTACTTCTGGATACTGTGTGAACACCAATGTTGAGCTTGCTGCAAATGCTGTTGTTGGTGCTGCATTTAGAACAACCGTAGTAGCACCAGCAGCGGCAGCTGTAGCAACATACGAACCACTTTGAATGATCTGACCAGATGAATCCAAAGAACCTACATCAGTACCAACTACCAACGCAGCAGCGTTAGAAGAAGCTAATGTAACGGTTGCTGTAGAAATACTAGAGTAAACGCCAGTACCTAGAGCAACTGCAGTATCACGAACAATATCAATTACACGGAAAGGCAGTGTAGCTGTACTGAGTGAAGCTGGAACCAAAATTGCATTGGCTGAGTCACCTGTATTTGTGTTACCAGCGTTAGTAGTAATACCACCAACGTTAGAACCGATCATTACTTGAGCTGCAGAACCAATGGTAGAACCAGAAGTACACATAACAGCCTTGATAACGATATCTGGATCATCGGAAATGATTGCAGTGATATCACCAGCATTAATAGAGCCAGGATAGTACTGTGACCATAAACGTTGCTTAGTTGTTGGGCTAGTGTAGTAGCAACCCAAGAACACACCAGTAGTTTGGTTAGCAGTAGTTGCAGATGCAATTGATGCACGGGTAACAAACCCGTTTACTTCTTTAATCGCGTCGCCAAAAAAGATTGGGGTTGCATAGGCATACTGAATCTGCACATTACGTGTAGAGCCAGAAAATACCTGACCACCAATCAAATTAAGCGGCTTGTACCCATAAGGGGCTGGAACGATAGGATAAGCCATTTAGAACTCCTAAGTTATTGATTACCTTTACCAAAACTAGTCGAGGATCTGCTTTCTTTAAAAATCGGCATTCTCGAATCGCTTTGGCGCATTAAATTATTATCTACAGCTTCTGTCTGGGCCTGGGTTTGTCTAGCGTAATACTCTTGCTGTTGAACCAAGAACTCTTCGGGAGTTTTGCAAAGTAATAATCCGCCGATCTCGATATTGTCTTTAAAACGACTATCAGGATCAACTAACAGTTTAAATTTGGGTTGCTCTTCAATTCTTACTGGCTCCCAACCTTCTCTTATTTTGGAAGAGACGTTGCGTGGGTCAGCTTTATCAAGCATCGAAACACGAATCCAACGATACGCATACCCAGCCTCTTTGTCAGGCTCTGGGAGTAATTCTGGGGGCATCCACTGTTTAGGACGTTCCTGTGTTACACGGGTATCTAATTCACGAGTAATTCTGTTGTTAGCCATTATTGTTTCTCCAATTTCATTTGTTCACGGGCATACTGCTCTGGGGTTAAACCAAGCTTTTTAGCAATTGCTTGCGCTGAGGTTGTTAAGTTCACTTTTTTGGAAGATGTACTACGGGTCGCAGGCGCTACAACTACCTTTGGCTTAGCTTTAGTAACAGGTTTTTGGGCCTCTTCTTCGCTCTCTGCCTCCCCTTCTAAAGTACTAAAGTACTCAGGGAACTTTTCACGCATAGTTTTGTCAATGCGTTTGAAATATTGGTCGGTACCAACAATGTTCTGTCCGTACTCGTCTAACAATTCTTCATGCACACCTACAGCAAAACTGGACATAGCCTTTTTGGAACCATACCAAGGATTACTATCTAGCCATGCTTGAGTTTTAGGCTCAATTTTTGGCTTAGTGTCTTGCACTGACTCTATTGTTACATCCTTTTCAAAATCTTGTAAAGCACTAGGTTTAAAATGCTTAGCTTGCTGAGTTTTATAAGACGCTTCGTTAAGTTTGGTCTGTGCTTCGACAATTAGATTAGCGTCGCCACTCTCTAATGCGTCCTTGTAGTCCCGTTGGGCTTGTTGTAGCTCGAGGTTAGCAGAGCTTTGTACGGTCTCAATGTAGGATTTTTCGCCTGTAGTGAGGGTTGCACGTAGTCTTTTATTCTCTTCGAGGGCTTTTTTCGCTAGGTTAATAGCTTCTTGCTGCTCTCTTAAAGCTGCTTCTTTAGCCCTACGCTCGTCATTCCATACCTTTTTATACTGCGCAAGGCGTTCTTTTTGAGCTTTTGGGTCTAATTCTTCTTCCTCTGGGTCTGTCTTTTCCAGTTTTTCTACAATCTCTTTGGGCATTGGCTCACGATTGCGGTCTTCTGGGGGTGTGTCATCTTCGATTTCGATTTCGATATTTAAGTCTTCGTTGTCGATTTCATCGGGAAATTTGTACTCTTGTTCGGCCATTTGGGGCTCCTTAATTTGCACGTTTGATGCCGCGTGGGTCTTGAACTACGGCCTCTACGGAATCATCGTTGATCATACGAAACTCACGGCCATGAATAAGTAGGCGTGTACCAGCATTGGGTCTGACCAATACAAAATCACCTTGTTTACACCACGGACCTGAGGGGAAACGCTCTTTATCTGAATAACAGTCTGGACCAAGCGATACTACGAATAAGACTGTTGCCAGCTTTTCCTCGAAGTTAATCGTTGTATCTGCCTTAAGAATCCCGCTATCAAATTCTTTTTCCACTTCTGGTACAGCGCACATAATGCGATAACCTGATGGAGTTGGTACTTGGCGGGCTTTTGCTTCTTCTGTTGCTTGTAAATTTACTGAACCTACTATTTCTGGATTATTGGGGTTTGAGCCAATAAGTATTTCAGTCATCTGAGTGCTCCAATTGTTGTTTGAGGTCTTCAATGATTGCACATGCAGCTTCTAGACCTCGAATCTGTCCACATGTGTACCTATATTCCTCAAAGTCTGTACAGGCGCCTCTGGATAATGCTGTTTGTAGCATCGCCATCCGCTCCTTTAGTTCTTTGAGGTAATACTCGTTTTGATCCATTATTCTTTACCTTTTGGGGTTTGATTACGGGATTGTGCTTCTAATTGTGCCAAGGCTTGCTCGTGTGTAAGTCTAGCCTGACGGTTCTGAGCGGCAATTTGATCTTTAGATTTAGCTACATCTACGCCAACTCTTAGACCATCTATTTGCTGCCTTGCTGCTAAATTCGCCTTATCATTTTGGGTTTTTGCTCCAATATTCATACCAGCGATTTTTTCTTGTGACGCTATGCGTGCCCGCTCAAGCTCGATCTGATCTGCCTTAGCTGCAGCATCGGTAATAACTTTCTTCTGCTTGGTCTGGGCATCCATCTGTTTAATCTGGAGTTCTTGTTGTTGCATTTGAACGATCGGATCTTGTTGCGCTTGTTGAGCTTGTTGTGCTGCAATAGCTGTCTTGTTCTGATTGAGGATAACTTGCGATGCTTGCGCTGCGAGTTGAGAAATATGGACTTCCATTGCTGGAGGCATACCTTGATCTTCTGGGTCATCATCTGGGTGGAACGGCAACTCTGCGCCCATCTGAGCTTCCATTTGTTTGCGATACTCATAGGCAATGTGCTCATTAATATGAGCGGTCATTGTTGCCATAAGTGTTTGCGCCTGTGGGTTCTGGCCAATAAGCTGAGCAATTTTAGGATCTTGCATAGCAGACTTATGCACTGTGATATGAGCTTGGTGATCTTGGTAGAGGAATGCCTTGACAGGCTTGCCCATGAGAATGTTTTGATTCTCAGTTATCGGATCTTCTGGCTTTTTATCATCTGGTAGAGCTACAAGTTTTTGCGCATTCTTAATACCAAGAACTTCTAACATCTGACGATGTAAGTATGGCAAGTTATATAACTGCGGCGCCTGCTGTGCTAACTGCATAACTGCCTGATACTGAACCACTTTTTGCGACATGGTAGCTGCATTAGGATCACTAACAGGAATAACCTCTACTAAGTCATAGTCAGACTTCTTAGCTTTGCGACTTCCCTCTTCTGGCTCATATGTGTACTCATCAGGGGTATAGTCACGAATAATGTCGCGCAGGAGACAGAGCTCTTTCTTAAGTGAATAGTGGATGCGGGCTTGTACTGCGGACATAACTTTCAGGGTACGTTCTAGAATTGCTAGGGTTGTACCAACGGGGGCTTGAGCGGACATGTCACTAACTTGTAAGTCAGCTGCACCAGCAAAGCCACGACCTTCTGTAATAATTTTATCTAAGAGACCTGCAAGGACTTGACTTGGTTCTTTGTAGGGTAGTGGCATGATGTTGTCGCGCATGGTCCCACTTGGAACGTCGACATCTCTAAATTCACCGGGGGCGATGGGGGTGTCGTCTCCTTTGACACGCAGTCCACGGGTCTTAAAGCCACCTGGCAAGTTTGCAAGTGATCCGGCATCGACAAGCTGACGTAGGATAGAAGTCCCGCTCTTAGCAAATGCCCCAATAAGATGAATAAGACCAAAACAATAAAAACCAAAACCAGGTATGTAACCGTAGTGTACAAAGTGCGATCGGGCTTTTCTGAGTTCATCTTCTGGTCTCCAGTTTCTGCGAATAGCTAGGATAGTACCTGTAGCTTTCT